CATCTAGTAGGGACTTAGCCTCTTTTACACTCATACCTGTCTCACGGGCAAGCTTAGGAGCGCCTACACCATAAGTAGCACTATAGTTCACTACTTTGTAGTTCTTCCTTAGCTCTTTAAGAGACCTCTCCCCTGAATTGTGCTTATCAATATCCTCTTGAGTCACAACCCCACTGTGTTTAGCTAAGTCTAAGTGTGGGTCAAACCCCTCTCTGCTCATCTCCTCTACGTAGTCAGGATCAAGGGGTTTCATGTAGTGCCTCTTTGTTGTATCCTCTAAGCTAACCATATCAGCACCACAAAGAATCATACCATCAGGGCATGTAAGACAACCCCGTATTTCCTTACCATAAGGTTTGTCTACAGAAGGAAGATTCACTAGAGGTGTTGCATGACGGAATCGCATTGTATTGGTAAATCCTGCAACAGTTGCTTGCACGTATCCATCAGACTCGTGTTTAACCATTCCCTTAAGAACAGCAATACGATGAGAAAGAACAGAAAGCCCGTCAAGAATGTCAACAGCTTTGTCTTTAGAGGATAGTCTTCGTACTGACTCACAGAGTTCCCCGTCCTTTCGTACTTGTTCAACCTTTTTCTCATCACCTGTTACCTTATTCCTTGTGTACTTCCATGTAGTAGGCTCCCAACCAAGAGAATACAACCAATCCTTTACTTGTGGTGTACTATTAGGATTACCCCTATCTTGACCTGTATATACACTTAGAGTTTGTGTCGTGTCAGGCATCATATGCTCTCTACATAGTTCCACCCAATCCTGAGCCTTGCTACTTAAAGAGCCATCCTTCTTAAGCCACACTTTAGGTCTACTACGCATAGAGTAATTCTTTATGGGTGGCATAGCCTCTGCTAGTTGTTCAACCTTTTTGTCCTTAAGTTTCTCCCACTCTTCTAAGTGACCCTTAGCTTTCTCTACATCTAATTTCCACTGTAGGTCTTCTTGCTCTGCTATACAATCCATCTTGAATGTGAGGTAGTCAATAAGACGCCACTTGTCAGCCTCATTAGGGTATAACTTGTTAAGTTTAGAATCTAGCTCTCTCCAAAGCCTAGAGTTAATCCTAACGTCCTCATCACACCTATGAGCATACTCTTGTGGTGTTAGGCTGTCCCAATCAGTAATGACTGGTTTAGGCACTCCATAGTCCTCTCCGTAACTCTCAAGACCATGCTTACTACGATGATGATTTAGATACCAAGAGATAGCTAGAGTGTCAACTCTCCTCGCTTTCACCTTAAGACCTAATATTTTATACACCTGTTTGAGGTCAAACCGTACTACATCATGACCTATGAGTATCTTAGATTCATTGAAGAAGTTACGCATAGTATCATAGTCGTGAGTATGCCTCACATTCCCTTGGTCGTCCTCCCAAGAGAGTACATGAATCTTAGTAGCGTTAAAGCCATCTGTTTCTATATCAAAGACTGGCATTATACATCAAACCCCACCATTGTAAATAGTTTTTCTGTGCCCCTCTTTGACCCTGTATCCTTAGTCAAGCTGTTAGTGACATGCTTCTCCCAAACGCAAGTCCAACACTCAGGAGCTTCGTACTCACTGACAAAAACACGACACCCTTTGTCTACAAGGTGCTCACACCAATCCCAGAACTCTTGACTGTCAAAACTAGAATGATAGCCTGTAGTCCCTGCGTAGGGTGGGTCACAGTAGACCGTAGAGCCTACGGGTATTTCCATGTCGAGGTAACTGCCTACCGTAAACTCTGAGCCTAGAAGACCCGACCTCTGCCTCTCTAGGTTTCTGGCTTGCTCTGCTGGAATGTTTCTTTCCACCCCCTTACTATCGTTACTTCTGGCATAACCTCCCCAAAACTTACCTGCGTAAGAGCAGCAGTATGCCGCAAAGCCAACCAAAGCTGGATCATAACCTTCAGGGTCTTCTTTTATCAGGTTATATTCCTTTTCACTCAAAGAGGTGGGTACACCCCAACCCTTAGATAAAGCCTCAAGTAAAGAAACTGCGTAGTAAGACGTATCGTTCCCCCACTTAAGGGCTACATCTACACAGCTAAACATATTACCCCCACCCAAGAAAGGCTCAACGTACCAATTACTTTCTTTATGCCCATCAAGAATAATAGGGACTATGTGTTTTGCATGACGTGCCTTAGAACCCATGTATCTCATTACTTCTCCTCTTAAAATGGTATTCCATCAGAGTCGTCCCGACTTGTATGTGTCATGTCATGCACTACAGGTACGAGTGTGTAACTCTCACTATTGAACTCAAGTTGACCTGCTGGCCCATTACCATTGCCTACTCTGTTTTTACGACCAACCCTGACATTAGTTGTATTCCTGATGTTAATATCGTCAGACTCTTGGTCTCTATCTAGTAGAATCTCAAAGGCAGCTTTCTTACCGATCATAGAGGCATACATAGTGTCACCATCCTTATTCTGGTGAGCAATAGTGACAATGCCTACGTCAATCTCAGAGCATAATGTCCCAAGTCTTGTTGATAGATCAGCTAACTTACTTTCCTTATCGGAGCCATTAACTAAATCTTGAATAGGCTCAAAGAAAACATAGTCAACATCGAAAGCAGCTTTAAGGAACTTCACTTGGTCAATTAAGCTCTCATAACCATCATCAGGACTGTAGTTAAACTGTATCATCCTTTCATCTTTCGTTAGGTTGCCTATGGATTCCCTAACCTCTTTATCCATGCCCTTCTCAGCGATGTATTTAGGTAAGATCAGGTTTTCATTTAGATCATAAGAAACTAACCCAAGCACTGACCTCAGCTTAGACTCCTCTAAGTGCATAAAGGCAAACTTATAGTCACTCTTGGTTAGGCACTGATACTCAAGATACCTAAGTAATTCTGTCTTACCTACACCAGTTTGAGCTAATAGTACAGTAAAGTAACCCTTACATATACCTAGAATCTTACTGTCTAAGTCAGGGATGCCAGTCTCAAAGTATTCAAAGTCTGGTGACTCCTCGTACAAGTCCAGATAATCCTCAGTGGAAACATTAAGGTTTTCTATCTTAACCTTACGTGCTGCCCACCAAGCCTTCTTATAAGCCGATTGATCCCCTGCTTGTAGGAAATCATTAGCATCCTTGTGCTTGCCATGATCCATAACGTAGACTTTGTTAGGGAACATCCTAGACATACGCTGTACTAGCTCATTTGTTTTCTTCTTTAGCTTCTCGTCCTTATCATTGTCTAGCGATAAAATAATCTTCTCGAAACTATCTAGTTTAGCTTTACTATCCTGAAACAATTTACCACTAGGGCTGTTATTACAGAATCCGACCACATTGGTATCATAACCACTTTTCAGCATCTGCCAAGCAGACAACACATCAAGATAACCCTCACAGATAGTAATAAACTTACCACCAGCAGGAATAAGATTAAAGCCAAACAACTCATCACTAGGGCTACCAAAGGTATAGAATTGCTTTTCATCAAGTAGGCGAGCTTGAACACTACCACTAGGGAGGATGTATTCATGCGTATTCTTTACTGTAAACTCCTTACCGTTCTTGGTGAGGTATGTTCGTTTATCATAAGTTAGTACATTAAATGCCTTCATAGTCTCTGCTGTTACACCACGACAAGCTACAAACTTACCCTCAGAACTCTCTGTAAAGTAACTCTCTGGCACTGTCTTAATGTCCTTAGGTGTGTAATCCATGTAATCCTTTCCTTTTGAAGTGGGGTACTCTTCCTTCGCCCAACTAAACATCTCATCCTTAGAAGGATAACCCCTCTCACAAGAGTGACACTTCCCATAACCATCTGTGTTAAAGCTAAAGGCATCTGATGAGCCACACGACACATAAGGACAAGGTAAACCCCCTTTATCTGACATACTATTCTCCTTGCTTATGTCGTTGCTCACTTGGTATTAAGTATATCTCTCGGTGCATCTCAACATCACCCACAGCTTGAAATACCTCTATTCTTTTTTCCTTATCGACAATATTTAAGTCTACACACAGCTTGTGAGCCTTACAATAATTTGCATAATCCTCATAAGTGTGCATAAGAACGATGTTGTACGGACCTTTCCTAAATGTTGTAAAAGTTGGACATGTTTTCCTCTCCGTGTAGTCTACGGACGTTCCAGTAAA